AAACCATTTCTCTAATATTAAATGTTCATCCTGTAACCATTTTTGTAGTTCATCTAAATCTGCAAGACCAAATCCTTTAAAGTTCTCTGATTCAGGATTTCTTGGGTCAACTTTCCACATATCATTCCACTCTTTGTCGGGACGTACTTCATGTGCTTGAATTGTTCTAGAATATTCATTAGGGTCGAATCCCAGTTCTTTTACATCAGCGTGTGACATCCTATGTCCTGTTCTGTCACCTAGTTGAAACGCTTTCTGTAGGATTTTATTGTCTGCCGTCTTTAAGAACTCTTGTTGCAGTTCGAACCTTTTACTATAATCGCCAACCTCAAAATAACCAGTTACCGTTAGTGGATTTTTATCTTCAGGTAATTGATGAAGTTCCATTTTTCTATCAACATTATGCAAGTAGTCGACGGATAATCCTTTCTCTCCACCCATGAATTTAATGTACTCCCTCATGTGCTCTATATATGGGCCTAGAATCCTTGATAATGCACCTATTTCCTTTTGTCTTAATATTTTTTCATCAAACATAACCTTGTGTGCATCTTCACCGAATCCGAACTCTCTGCCTGTTTGCATCCAATCGGATTGTATCTCCTCTACGAAATACACGTTGTCATCCTCAGTAAAAAGACCACTTTCTCTTCCACTTCTTAATTCACCAGCTGTGTAATCTGTTGTAGTCCCTTTTATACCTGTATACGTTCCTTCTTTTGCTTTAGGTATTGTTATGTCAGGTTGTACCACCGTGCCACTTCTAATGGTTTTCCTGAAATGTCCTATCGTGTCAGGGTATTCATCTCCATAATGTCCTGCTTCGTATACATCACCTGCCATGTGTCCTCGTGTGTGTTCAGGTGTGCCTTCTAATCGTACCAACTCTTCGCTGTAGGTGTCCATATTAGCGTTTGGTTGTAACCAATTTGTACTTGTGAATTTGGCTTCAACCATATACACATCATCAACAAGTCCTTCGTCTACAACATACTCTCTGAGTTGCACTTGTGCTTCATTGAGATAGTGGTGACCTCTCGTTGACAGTATAGCATTATCGTTTTCATCCAATACCGACCATCCTACATCATCATTTCCTCTAAATTTGTAGTGTCCAACTTTATCATTACCTACTCTAATTTCAAAGTAAGGGTCATCCATATATTCTTTTGTTGCCCTAGCATCAACTGCTTCATCCATGTCATTCAATATTTTATTATCTAGGTTGCCTTCGTTTAAACCACGCAGAATATCAGCATCCCATTCAGTTCCCCACTTAAAGTTTGATTCCAACACATGTAACTCATTCTGTGCCTTTAATATTTCTGCCTTAATATCACTCTCTGCTTGAGGATGAGGATGGAGATTATTTCTCAAGTATTCCTCTCGACTTTTTATTGCTTCTCTCAGTCTGTCCATCCTCATTACCGTTGTTTCAGGATATTTGTCGGGATAGAGTTTGTGTAATTCTTCAAACGTTTGTAGACTTGTAAACATATCACCTGTCTTTTCTGCTTGAAAGGCGCCATGTTCATCGAAGGTTAATTCAAGTTCACCGTTAATTTCTTCCCACAATTCATCATATCTCATGCTGTGATGTTCGTTCTCCATGATTTTCCATTTGTTTTCAGTACCATCAGCGCCGTACCATCTCTCTGTTTCCCATTCAACACCTTGAGTTTCATAAGGCAATGCTTCACCATCTGTTATTCGTTGTAATTGGTCGACATTTACTCCTCTAAACGACTTTTCTCTAACGTAATAATCAACAGGGTCAGGTGCATCGAGACTCTTCAACTGTTTATCTAAACCGCCAAGCACTAAAGAGTCAGATGTCATAGTAATTCTGTTCTGTTCGATATAGTCCAACAGTCCTTGTTTGGTTATCATCTCTCCTTCAGGCAATCCATCCAACATGTCCAACAGTCCCAAATCCTTCATTTCTGATAGAGACACACCACGTTTTTTAAGAAAACCTTCTACCTGTGATGCAGGCATTTGGTTTTGTGGCATAGCGAGAATCTGTTGTTCTGACTTCAAATAGAAACCTGCATCATCCACCTGTGCAGATGGAACACCTGTCTCTTCCACTCGTCCAGTTAAACCACTTATCTTTGGTTTTTCGGGAACTGCGAACGCACGATAGTCCGTAATTAAACCTGTCTTGTCACTCAATAGACCACCCATACGGTCAGGATGAAAGGTATCCAATATCTCTTCTTTGATTGCAGGGTTGTTCTTCATTGTTCTTAGACCCTGTATCAGTCCTAATGGTATGAACGCTAGTCCAAGTTCTTCTGTCATATTGCCTACTCTGGCAAGTAATCTCTCTTCTGCACCTGCTTCTTCAGGCACACCTGCTGACATGTACTCGAACAATAAATTATTGAACCTAGTGTCTTGTATGAAGTTGGAGAGGTTCGGTTTTGTAGGGTCAAGAGTTGAACCTGCACCTGAAACAGCAACAGCTTCACTCATCAGACCTTTGGAGAGTACACCTCTTATACCTGCATAACCACCTAGAAGTTGTCCGAGGATTCTACCGACACTATCTTCTTCAAGGGACTTCATGCCCAATTTCTTACGTTCTTCTTCATCGAATACAGGAGGTACGACTTGAACTGACTTTCTGTCTATGAAGTCACCTTCTACACCTAATAGGTTACCTCCTCTGTTGATGATGTCTGTTCCTAGGTCGATGACTCCTTGTGGTAGGTCGTGGTACAACCCTTCGCCCAATTCTCTAGTGAAATCCCTTCCATGTTCTTTGATTTTTCTAGTTGCCGAACCATACGGAGTGTTTGAAAGGATAGGTAAGATAGCATCCTTGACACCTTCAAACATATCCATCAGACCGAGAGAATTAGGTCTTTTCTTCTCATCAGGTAACATGTTGAACAGACTAATCATACAATTCCTTTCAGTTTACGTCTTATTGGTTTATCCCAGTTAGAGTCTACCAGACTGTATCCAACTGCGAGATAGCGAAATGCATCAGCACCATGAGATGCCCAGTTGTGGTTGGGTTTCATTCTCCATACCTTACCGTTGTCATCCCAATCTCTTGAGTAGTTTAACAGGCAATCGATACCTTTCTCTGTCTTTTTCTCATCGAACCAACACTTGTCCAACAATGTCCTGACCTGTTGGATACCATCATCGACCAGAAGGTCAGGTGCAATATCTATCTCCCTGATACCTAAATCCTCTAGTATCTCGATACGACTCTTACCACTGCCCAATTCTCTAACCCTTACGTCATGTGGAAAGATGTGTTGGTCATAGACGTAACCTTTGTCCTGTAAGACCTTCACATAGTGTTCAAGGCCAACTCCTGACGTTTCATAGTAGTCAATCAGATGAACTTCTGTCCCAATGAATTGGGCAAACCATATCGCCGAGCTGTCTCCTATTCCTAAGTCCCATGCTGTTACTACACCTTTCGACCTATCGTATGCAACTTCACATATCCTCTTCTCGTCTTGGATTCGTCTCATCTCTAATCCGTAATAACTCCCTTCTGTAAAAATTAAGAAGTCTCCGAGCCAGATGTGGCTATAAGTCTCTTCTCTTTTTGTCTTGTCTTCTAGTCTTGTCTGTTCAAGTACATCAGGAAACCAAGGGTTGTCTGTGTAGTTCAGTTGAACAATCTTAGAATTAGATGGAGGGTCTAATCTGAATCTCTCATGGGTTGCTGAGTATTTACTCTCTGGATTCCAAGTAAGCCAAAGTTCTGAATCAACCTCTCGAATGGTTGGAATCAACACGTCATAAGCACGTCCACTTAATGCTTCGGCTTCATCTACCCATGCGACTAGGATTCGTGCCTTTGATTTGATAGAGTCCAATGAACGTCTCAGACCTGAGAAGGTGTAGTGGATATTACCATCCTTGGAACGTATGTACTTCTCGCCTAATTCGTAGTAATCATCTAACCAAGGTACAGACTGAATCGCTATCTTAATCTCTTCAAGTGATGACTCACCCAAGCTGTTCATAAATTCTCTAGCACACAATATTTGGCCCTTAACACCGCTTCGACCAAGTTGGTAACCTTTTACGGCGGTCATCAATGCAAAGCTTCTGGTTTTCCCAGAGCCTCTGCCGCCGAAAGCGGCTCTGTAGCGTGCCTTTCCAGAGAATATAGGAACAAGCTTTGGAGGTAGTTCAATCTTAGCTTTTTCCTTCTTCATCTACCTCTCCCCATGTTCCATCCTCTCTGACCTTGGCCTTCTTTGTTCCTCCCCAATACTCTACAGCATGACCTTCTATAACAAGAATCTCACAAACATCTTCATCTAATTCTGTATAGGGTATGCCAAGTATCCTTCCATACTTTCCTTTACCTAATGATTTAATTTTGAAAGAACCAACACATAACTCTGTAAGTCTCTTCTTAGCTTTCAGACCTAATGCTTTCTCTTCTAGATTTCTTGTTCTTGATTCAGGAGTGTCAATACCTGCAAGTCTGACTCTTTGTTTGTGTAATTTAACAGAGAACCCTAAGTCAAGTGTTACATCGATTGTATCACCATCTATTACTCTCTCAATAGTAGCTTTGTATACGAATGGTGTAACCTTACTCATTTCTTCGCTACTAATTCAATTACAGTTGGTTTCATCGTTCCATCCTTAGAACTATGGTCAATCTGTGTCTTGTCTCCGTATTTGTTTGGTAGAAGTTTGGATGCGACCCATTTTCTTGCATCAACTCTTAATCGTGCAACCTGATAATCTTGGTTGGATGCTGTGTCAGCAATGTCAAGGATTATGTCTGCTTCTCTTTCCGACTGAAAACTCTTCGCCCGTGCGTATCTATCGGATAATCCTTCATGTTTATACAACCAACGATACCAAGTGTCTGCATTAGGTGTCCAGTCCTCTTCTCTACACAAACTGATGACACTTCTCCCTGATGCAATCTCCTCTAGCATTCTCTCTACTAACTTCTCAGAATAAATACTTGGTCTAGCCATTTAAGTGTACCTCCTCTTCAGGTGGTGAAGTCTCAGTTACCTCGAACTGTGTCAGCCTTAGAAATAATTCTACCTGACCATCTACATCTTTTGCAGTCGTTCCTTCTCCTAACATAACTGCTGTAAATTCACAGAGTGCTATGTATTTTGTAGGCAATGTCTCTAGGTCTAACTTCAATGATTTGTCTTCAGCCATCCTCTTGCTCTCCTGATTTTCTGCCAATACTATCATAATATAGGTCTTCAGGCCTAGGTAAAATCACTCCGATGTCCTGAGCGAAGAGGTCAATCTTCAGTAAATACTCAGAAAATTCTTTCACATTCAGCTTTGTTGTCGAGGGAATAACCTTGATGAGATGACCCCTGACCTTCTCGAACTCACAACCAAGATACATCTCTCGTAGGTAATTGTGCATGGCATCTTTAGTGTTGCCTGTTTCCTCCAATACCTTTAACCATTCCCAGTAGAGTCTGTTCTGTTTCAATGAACGTGAGTCCTTGTTGGGTTTCATCTCCACGATAACCTCATCACACTCAGTCTCCTTGAATACTCCACGAGTCATGTTCTCAAGTATGTGAGCTTTGGGTTTATTTCTTTGAAGTAATCTTTTCATGAATAAGGTGACTTGGGAGGTTTTGGTGGTTCACGTTTCTCCTCCTTCTCCTTCCACAAACCTTTAACTTTTAGTTTCTTTTGGGTTTCTCTGATAGCGAACTCTGTCATCTCCTTTAAGAATTTTATCTTGTAATATGGATGTGTAATCTGTCCATCATATACCTGATGGCAGTAATAACAGGCATAGAATCCAATATCATTACCATCTTCATCGAGATATTTCTGACCCATCCCAGCGCCGTTCTTGTGAGCAAACACTACACCCTGAAATCCATTACACTTGTCGAGTCTCAGAGTACATGCTTCTCCTCGTGCTGATTCTGTTATCTTGCTCATTTCCAAGCGTATCCCAACACATTCTGTATGTCTTCAGACTCCCAGTTCTGTGACCTCAACCACTCTCTAATCCAATATTTGGTACTACTTGCTACCTCACTCACATTCAAATCGTTGATAAAACGAAGTTTATCGTTGTCCGTTTTACAGTCATCCCACATTATAGCACCGATATTACTCATATATGCCCCATTCAGCAAACGCAAGGATAACGTCTTCAGTTCCATAGACTACCTTCACTTTACCTCCATTGTCTTCAATTATTTTAATCATCTGTTTCTGATTCTTACTCAATCTTCCTTTCGGTGCTAGAGTCTTAGGTCTTTTGACTTCCAATCCATAATACTTTCCATCATAGAGAACGGTTATGTCAGGAACGCCTGACTTGACACCCTCTGATTTCAGTCTGTTCGCTTCACTCTTTGACCTCTTGCCACCATTTGGAACAGCCCAATAACATACCTTTCTCAAGTCCAAATATTCACATATCGCACATTGAACATCGTGTTCAAAATTCATCTGAACATATCCATGTCCATAACTAATCGAGACTTCAACTGGTCACACATACCCAGAACATCATCTATCAATCTCTTTTTTAAATCATTCTCTATATCTTCTCTACCACTAAGATGAATTAACTCTGACATTGTTTTTAATAATTCTTCACGTTCCTCTTGAGGAAACTTAATTGACATTTCGGACTAGATTATTGTCTTCCTTGCTTGGTGAATATCTTTTGGAATGTTTCTCCAAGTAATTTGACAGTCCGTAGATTGCTAAATGGAATTGTGGTTTGTCTGCTTTAATACGATGAGTGAGTCCGCTGATTGAACAACCCATCAAGGATGCACACTCTCGTTGTGTAAGACCCAACCTCAATATTTCAGCAGGGATGCTCTGATAATAAATTACACCTTTAAATTCTTTGGAGTTCATAATGAGATGAAGTAGTTAATATAGATTTCATTATATCATTATGGATATTGAACGCTAAGTTGGTTTAGAGATTATATGTTTCGATTTCATCGACTCTCTTTAGCAAAGCTGAGGTCTAAAGACCTTCTTTTTAGAGCTTTTCTATTTAATGGGTTAAGCCTGAGTTGGGAGTTTTGATGAAAAGAAATCCCTAACCAAGTCTTTATTGGGAAGACAAGGTTAGAGATTTTCAATGGTATAAAGCCGTCGCAGTCTTATCCCGATGCCTGAAACCATCACAACTAATCAGGTCAGAGTTCTTTGCTACCTTGTGATAGGTACTCAACATTCTGCAACTCTGCGAGAGGTTTTTATGTCTCCCATCAATCAGCAGGGAGTGGAATATGTTTGTTGATTCTCTTTTTTTTATTCAGGTGTGAGTGAAACCATTTGGTTAGACATATCACCTGTCATATTCTGGAGATTGCAAACCAACTTAGAATGTTTGTCAAAATGGTATAATCCTTTGTCAAACAAGCAGGGGCAATCTGCCAGTTTAGAAGTCCTCAAGAGTCACTTTCAACTCTTGGGGATTTTGCTTTTTGAACGAGTCAAAATTTCTAAACCACGAACTAGGAAGTTTACATACATACAAAAATATATTGAAGTTGGTTTTAAAAAAAAGTTCAGACCTTCTAAATTTATACCAATGAAAACATAACGTATTTGAGTGTATACTCTCAAAACCGATATTATGATAAAGAGGTATTAACAGTAGACAGAGAAAAAAAGTCCTCTTATTCGCAAAATTTACCCCCTTCCTGAAGGTTTCCATCTCAGAAACACCCTAAAACTACAGACGAAACCACCAAAAAAACTATTTTCAACTTTTTTCGCCAATTAACTAAATATTGCATATCGGTTATGAGATAATGGCGTTGTTCTCGAGAGAGGACGAAAACAAAATAACAATATAGGAGAAACAAATGTTTAGAATACCAACGTTCCACAAAGTACCTGAAAACTCTTTGTCTTTTGATGATGCAGTATCGATTATCAAGTTTGAAGGCAAGGGTGACTTACTTAAAGGTATGAAGTTCATTGATGCACAATGGGACAAACATGTTAACGAAACAAGTTTGTTTGATAGTGACGATGAGTTTTTTGATAACTATGGTCTTGAGGTAAATGCATACAACATTATCTTCAAGGGTTTTAGTAAACTTTTACTACCTATTAACAACAAAGGAGAAAAATAATGACAAGTTTGAAATTAGTTGAAAACGGATTGGAAGAGATTTCCTTTCCATTAGTTACTGAAGAGACACTTTTTACTCATGGACATTTTAATGACGTTCCAGCACAACCCATTACCTCACACAAAGGTATTGAACTTGAAGGTCAGAACATCGCTGTTGTGGGTATCAATTATCATGTCGTTCAGAACGATGTAGTCTACAAAGACATGGAACATGCAATTATGATGTCTAAGTTAGATAAAACTGGCATGACTCGTAAAATCGAACTCTCCAATTTTGGTGCAAGGACTGTAGTTACATATACGTTCCCTGCACATACTATTGAAGTGGCCGATAAAGACCCTGTTTGCTTGACGATAAAAGTTCTTAACTCTTACGATGGTGGATGGAGGTTCATGTCAATGGTTGGTGCGAATAGAGAAATCTGTTCTAACGGTATGGTAGTGTTTGAAGGTTTTTCATCTTTCTACGGTAAACATACCAAGAACCTTGATACTGATGTTGCTGTTGATAAGTTGGGTCATGCTCTTGAGGTCTACACCAAGACAGCAGAACTTTGGAAACAGTATCCAAGTACGAAGGTTACTTCTCTTCAGGCAAATAGAGTGTTCACCCAGTTATGTGGTGGTGAAGGCAAAAATCTGAAGAGATTGGAACTTCTTAAACAAACTCATGTCGAGTATGTTGATGAGTTGGGCGACAATCTTTGGGCGTTGTTCAACACTTTAACCGAGTGGTCTACACATGCTAAGTTCAAGAACGAGAAGAACAAAGCATCTACTGTCATCTCTAGGGAAAACAAGATACGCAAAGTTTTACCTATGTTGGAAGACATTAGGTTAGCCGCTTAACTTTAACAGGGGAGGGTAACCCCCTCCCCATAATATCAAGAATGGTGGAGTGAGAACGATAGATAAAAAGTCTGCCTGTTTTAGGAAAAAACTTCTAAAATAAATATATGTCAAATCTCGATGATGATATAATTCCCTTGTCATCGAGATGACGATTTTTTTTAACTAGATAGGAGAACGACTTGAAATTAACTAGACTAACCCAACCTAACTCAGAGAGACAAGGTCAAGATTGGCACGATAGATTGCATAACACAGCTATCTACGAGTGCGGTGATTACCTCATCCATGCTTCAGGGCCGGGTGATTGGTCAATCCATAAAGGTGGTAGCTATACCAAGACCGAACACTTCGGTGGAGCGTATTGGGATATTGACTTGCATCTTCATGGTGCGGAGTGTGTATTCCCCGACCCTTGGAAGGGTGACCCAATGACTGCAAAGCTAAGTGATTGCAGAGCTTGGTTGAAGGAGAACAAGTAACTTAACAAAATGCTAGGTCTAGCAAAAAGTTAGGTCTAGCAATTAACCCTACAAATAGTAAGGAGATTAAAATGGAAACAGTAAAAATAACAAACGTGATGTTAGACACAATGAGACAAGCGAATGAACTTGCAACGGTCAAACAACTTTGGTGGATTAACAAGTTTTGTCTTAAACACTCACTAGAGTATTCTTTACCACTAACTAAGTATCATGCATCAATGTTAATCAGTATGTTAAAACAAACTGAAACTTTACAGGTTAATGAAGATGTATTACTTGCAATAAAAACTCACATTCAAGAACATGAGATGGAAGATAATCATGAAGGAGAATTAAATGGAAACTAATGATGATATGTTGCAGAGTGATTTTTTTGAAACTCAATGGGAATCCAATAAGGATTCAGCTCGTGATGCCTTCATAGATGAAGTCATACAAATTATTCAACCTATAGAACATCTTGTCGATGACAAAGACTGTGTAGTTGAAGTTGACAAAGTTCCTTTAGTCGCAACTGCGTTGTCTCAAGCGTCAAATCTTCGATTCTACAGTTATAAATCTGAAGTCGAGGGAAAGTATCAGGTCTACGAAGAAACATTTGAGTATGACTTCACCAAGGAACTTAAAGACATCCTACGAGATGAACTAGGTTACAACGGTGATTACTTTCTAGTTTTGTTGGGAGAAAAGTTATGAGTAAATATGGAAACCATGTAGTTGGTGGACAGGAAGATGGAAGTCTCACCTTCAACGAACAAGAACAATGCTATGAAGAAGTCAACCAAACTCAGTTCATCTTTGATGATGACCAAGACAAGGTTGTACCCAATGGTAATGTTCAAGTAACCTTTGAGACTAAACTCCAAAATATGCAACGCATATTGGATGAGATGATTAGTCTCAATGGAAAGAAAGGGAAATCCAAGTATGGATATCTCAATTCAGAAGGACGTAGGAATTTGAAACGTCTGAGTAAATTTTTAAATGATGTAGGAGAAAGTAATGGAAACAATTGACATTAAAGGTAAAAGTTATGCAATGGTTGTTGAACGAGTTAAGGAGTTCAATAGACAATTTCCTGATGGTTCTTTGATAACAGAGATTATCAGTAATGAAGATGGTGTTGTCATAATGAAAGCGTCCGCTATTGTTAATGGTAATATTGTTGGTACTGGTCATTCTTTTGAGACAGTAGGTTCGAGTCAGATAAACAAGAGTTCGCACCTAGAGAACTGTGAAACTAGCGCAATTGGCCGTTGCCTGGCATTTGGTTGTGGCTTCATGCCAGATGGAAGTTTAGCAAGTGACGAGGAAATTCAACAGGCTAAACTACAACAGTCAAAGGTGGACGAACACATACAATGTATGGACATCGCTACTCATTATTTATCTGTGGAGTTTCAGAACGCTATAGACAATGATGATGAGGATGGTATCCTTGAAGTGATTAGTACGTTCAAGATGAAAGGTAGTAATAAAATCAATCAACCTTTGAAGTCTGCTGTATGGGACACGTTGAATAATGAACAGTCTCAGTACATGAAAGACAGAGGAGTGCGTTTATCTGAGGACAAGAAAGTCAAGTCTGAAGAGAAACAGGCACAAATCAGCAAAGCTGCCAAGGATTTCGCTGAGAGACAAAAGGCAGACAAGTGAACACAGGGGTTCATCACCTACGCTGTGTCGGGGTTCTTTTTAGGGTCAGTTTCAACCCTTTTTCCTATCCCTCGATAGTTAAGACAAACGATGGGAGTTGCTGGCCTAACCAGCTCCAATTTATGAGAGGTTCGGGCAAAAACTACCATACCGTAAAGCGTAGTCCTCTCACCCAATTTTTTTTACGGAGTAATGTATGTCAATAAACAAAGTAATACTGGTAGGCAATCTAGGTGCAAAACCTGACATCAGATTTTCTTCTGATGGAAAAGCAATCGCTAACTTTTCAGTCGCAACATCTGAGTCTTGGACAGACAAAACATCTGGTCAGAAACAAGAACGTACAGAATGGCATAAAGTCGTTGTGTTCGGGCAACTGGCAGATGTTTGTCAGAAGTACCTCGACAAAGGGAGTAAGATTTACGTTGAAGGTAAATTGCAGACTCGCAAGTGGGACAATAAAGATGGTGTCACTCAATATACAACGGAGGTCGTGTTGTCAGGATGGAACGCTACATTGCAGATGTTGGATAGTAAGACTCATGGAGTTGACCCACAGGATGTTGAACAGGTTACTGAACAACCTAAGATTGAACCTGTTCCTACTGATGACTTTGAAGATGAGGACATACCATTTTGAAAACACTACTACTAATACTAGCACTCACCTTAACTGGATGTAGTGCATTTGAACAGAAGATTGGTTCTTATAAACAAGACCCATTCTGCTGTACCCCAGACA